CGAAGTTCCTTGGGAACATTGGAGTTACTCATATACCTTTACATGATATATTTTTTTTTCAGGGTTTAGGATCTGTATAGTAAATTTTGTTTCGTGTTTAGGAAATGATTAGAAATAAAAATATTATATTTAAAGGTGTAATATTAGTATATACTAATAAAATGGAAGACTTAAGTATAGATATAGTAAAAGTAGAAGGTAGTATCTATGACGTTAATGTTATACAAAATGACGAATATATAGGTCCGCTTATTGAAAGAGGTTACGAATGGGACGGGTGGATGCGAAGAGATGTACGATTATATCATAAACCGGGTACCGATATACTTGATATAGGCGCGAATATAGGATATAATAGTTTGATTTTTTCTGATTATGGTCCCGTTTATTCTTTCGAACCCGTTTATTACGAAATTGTTAAACTAAACGCAGAACAAAATCAGTTAAGACATCCAATTTATGTCGCACCTTGTGCCTTATCTGATGAACAAAAAGTAACTGACATGTATATACCTTCGACAAGATGTCAGTCGAATACACATATAAACTATGGTGGTACAAGTTTATATGAACATGAGGGTAAGTATAAAGGTGGTCCGGTTGTTAAAGTTACGTGTCAAAAGTTGGACGATGTATATACAGGTGTTCCGTCGTTTATTAAAATTGATGTTGAAGGACACGAATTACAGGTTTTGAAAGGGTCCGAAAAAAAGATTAGATCACACAAACCAACAATTCTTATAGAAATTCACGGATTTTCGGAGGATAACGAAGTACATACGTTTATAAAATCCATGGGTTACGGCGAACCAGAGATACGACCCGAAAAAATGTATTTATATAAAAGTGAATCGTAAAAAAATATTTAGGGTCCATGAATTATTATTTATATTGGTAGCGGTGTTACTCACCTTTTTTTATAATTGTGTTTGATATTTTTTTATATGGTTATGATAAGATGATAATTACGTTACTCCTCCTTATCATAAACATTATTATATTCATAAATGTAAAAGAACCACAAAAATTAACGGAAGTTCGAGAAAGGTACAGAATACTCAGGGAACACCTGAAGGAAAATGGAAATAAAGAATTTGAAATGTTGTATAAACAAATACCTATAACTGCACACTATACCATAAAAGATGGGTACATAGGGTATAATGTTAACAAGGGAGAAAATATAGGTTTGTGTATACAGGGTGAACCAAATGAAATATTCCACGTTTTATTACACGAACTTGCACACTGTACGGTCGAAAATTATTCACACAATAAAGAATTTTGGGATAAGTTTAAAAAACTTAGAAAAATTTGCGTTTCTTTAGGTATATATGAAGAGATACCAAAGCTTACTAAATTCTGTGGTAAACATATTCAGGATAAATAAATAATATTTATTAATATAAATGGAAGGGAAAGCAACTGCTTATACACAACATTTATTATTTATAATAGTCTTACTAAACGTAAGTTTACTACTTTTGAGTTCACCAGGTTTAGTAAAAAATGAATGGTTAAAAGCTGGACTTTTACAATTTTTAACGCCTATGGTTATAGTATTTTTAGCGAGTAGTGATTTTACGTCATATTTGAACGTAGATACTATATTTTTACTTTTAGCGCTTATTATATCTGGTGTTATAACTTACTCTGCTATGGGTATAAGTAAAGACATACAAGCAGATGTTAAGAATTACGGTCTAGATCCACAAAAAACAAGAACACTTGTTATTCTTCGTGGAGTAGGTATAACCATAGGTATTATAATATCCTATTTAGTTTTAGGTAAATACGGAGTATATTCTAAACATAAAGTGAATATACCTGATAAAATTTAAACGTATTTTTTTGCAAGATAGAATACAATAGCTGCTACTAAACCCGTAGAAGCTAATCCAATTGTACTTCTGTTCCCGTGGTCGTTAAGAAATGATGGTACGAAGTTTGCGAGTTTTTCCTGAACTGGCTTACTTATCGCTATTGCAGTACAAAAGGCGACGACGAGAGCTTGAAACTGATCATCCGTCAAATTGAATGGATTACCCTCACTCTTAGACGAACCAGAACTTTTTTGTTTTTGTTTAACGATGGGTTGTTGTTGTGCCATCATCATTGGTCCTTGCATTTGCATTTGTGTCATTCTTGGATCTTGAGCCATCATTGGTGGTTCGAGTGGCGCTTCTGGTTGACCCATGATATCGGAAATTGGTGTAGAGTCCATTGTGTGTTTATTTTCACTCATATTTTTTTCCGGGGTATTATTCTGCGGTGGTGGTGTATTTGGTATAAAATTCGTGGATTGATTATTGTTTAGATTCACCATACCATCACCAGAATCGGATAAGTTCATAGTATACACGTCGGTCATTAATTTAGACATAGTTTTTTAGACTCGGTCACTGACGCATTTAATCGCCTGAGTGTAATACATATTTTGGATACATGCTCAAAAAAGTGTTTAAAACCTTGTGTAAAACTTCCTTTTTTTCATACTCAGGTATAGAATCGTTAAAATATATACGTTTGGAATCGTGACAAACGTTTATGTATAAATAATATCCATCGCGTCTACCTGGTGAAATCTCATTAAACTTTCCGTATGGGTACACCATTCTTGAATTACAAATTCGTCTTATAAAGTTCATTATTTATTTATTTAGTTAAATAAATAATTATTACTAATAGTATAATAAGTGATATTATTAGTTTTATATTATAAGTATTTGTATTTAGTTCATATCTTTCTAATGCGGTTTTTGAAAATTTTTTTCTATATTCTAAATGTCCTGTATTACTAGAGATTGCGTCATTATTTTTTAATAATATTACCTCATTATTTTTTGGTTCTAAATGAATAGGAGTTTTATTGTAATTTTTAATATAAATTAAATTAAATAATATATCTTCGCCGTTCCAAACAGGTTTTGCTTTCAACGCAAGATCGTTCATTTTTTCTTTTTCGTTTATGAAATCCTTACATATTTTCTTATTTGTCATTAAAACTTGAGTTAGTATAATTTTCTTTTCGTTGTCGACATTTTTTTCTTCATTTGAATAACCTTTCGGAGAAACGTAACGTTTTACTGTGCCAATGATAACGTTTTTATCTTTTTGAAATAATTCATACATTTTGTTAACATATTCTTCTGAAGGTAACCTATCGTCGTCTAATATTAAAATACACTCATTTTTTGCATTACACGATCTTAAAAATCTTAAAGCTACACCTAATTTTGGGTTTAAGTTTTCGTCTCTGTAATGCTTAACCATTTTAATACCTGGTGTTTGAAAATATGTTTCACTTTTACCGTGAGATATTATCACTTCGGATACTAAATTATAATTAATAATATTCGGTAGTATATCATTTTTTATATTATATGGTCTTTTCCAGTTTAATATGACAACAGAGATCATTTAATATAAGTATTTATATTTTTTTTAATCACCTCTTTTTTGTAATTTTAAGTGGAGTATTTTTTTTAACTAATTTTGGATCACCGACTTTCATGTTCCCGTGTCTCGGATTAAACATTTTCTTATGGGTTTGCCAATATTTTGGGGCACCTACCTTAAAGTTTTTACGAAGCGTTGCCTTGTACCAAAAAACACAATCCTCTATCCTATTACTTTTGGACGTATTATCTAAAACTAAACACTCGAAATTTTCTGTACACGAATCCATTACTTTGTTAAACATTTCGAAACTTGGAAAAATACCGAAAAACGATTTGTATAATTTTTCACGATTTTGAATAATGTTTTCTCTGAGTATGAATACATAGTCTACATTTGCCCTGAGTGCTGGTGGTAAATCCATACAGTATTGCATCGTGAGCATGAAAAATATTTTCCAGTGTCGTCCATTCATGAAACATTGGCGAATGCACGTATCTTTCATAAACTTCGAATCATACATACAATCGTCTAAAAGAAGAAACGCACCACAATTTGTTTTTCCTGCACCTACGAGCTTTTTTTGTCGATCCATGACACGTTCTATAGCTTCCCTATCGTAGTCTCCGTATATGAAAAGGTCGGGTACGTACTGTTGATAATAATGATTACCTTCTTCTGTTGCAGATAAAACTATTCCCGCTGGTAAATGTTTTTTGTGGTATAGAATATCCGTAACGAGTGTTGATTTACCCGTGTTACGTTTTCCGATAAACACACAGACTTTATCGTCGGCCATATTTTCGGGTTTGAATTTTCTCAACTGAATATTCATCTATAATATCGCACCGTTTTATTTAATAAAATTTTACTCACATAGAGTAAGAATGGCTGGTCGTTTAAACCTTGCTGTAACAGGTATCCAGGACCAATGGCTTACGGGTGAACCTGAATTTTCGTATTTCCTGATAAATTTTAAAAGGCATACTAAGTTTTCTATAGAAGCCGTTGAAGTACCTTTCGACGGCGACTCTAATTTCGACGCAATTATAGAATGTAACATACCTAGAAACAAAGGCGATCTCGTGAGAAGCATGATGCTTAAATTCACTTTACCAAAACCAACGGGTACGGCGACACCTGGTTACGATATAAGGTATATGAAATCTATAGGTTCTCAAATCATAGAGTACGTAGATCTTTGTATAGGTGGTCAAACCATAGAACGTCTAACTGGTGATTACATATACATGTACGATCAAATACATAGTAACAAAGATGATATAGATCAAACGCTTTATTTTCTCACTGGACACAATAATTATATATCTGTTTCTTACGACTGGGATTATAATGTCTTTTTACCTTTTTATTTCTTCAGACACCCGAGTTTGGCGATACCTGTATGTGCACTTACGAAACAGCGTGTTCATGTCAAAATAAAGTTCAAAAAACTCGAAGACGTTGTCATACAATATAATTCGAGTACGGATATTATAGACCCACCTTCCGACGTATCATCTTCGATTAAGAAAGTTTCTTTAGTGACCGATTACTTCTTCGTTACGGAAGACGAGAGAAATTTTTTAATATCAAGACCGATAGAATATGTCATAACACAACTCCAAATGTCACAGTTTAGGTTCAAAGCGAGTGAAACTAAAAAATCTGGTATGCTTAATTTTAAACACCCCGTAAAGGAAATGTTCTTCTTAGCTGTGAGTGATGATGTTCATAAAATCAGTCCTATAAAACATGTTTCTATGAAATTTAACAATAACGAGATAATAGATGCTGATAATTTGATGCTGAGTTACGAACAACCGTTAAAGTATTACACGGGTGTTACCGATAACAATTTCGGTGTGTACAGTTTTTCATTAAACCCAGAAACATATTATCCTACAGGTCAAGTTAACATGAGTAGAATAGCGCATAACTTAATAGAAGTTGAGATAGACCCACCAAACTCTAATTATGCACACAAAGTATACGTTTACGCTGTAAATTATAACGTTTTACGTATAAATGGGGGTCTTGGTGGTTTAAAATTTTAGTGAGTTATAATAGTAATGGCTGGCCGTGTTCAGTTAGAAACAGTTGGACCACAGGACGCCTTTTTCACTGATGATCCAGAATATACTTATTTTATTAAGAATTTCAAAAAACATTCAAATTTTGCACCATTTTATGTTGATTTAGACGTGACTGGTGAGGTTGAATTTGGTAGTATAATAAAGTGTACGGTTCCGCAGAATCAAGGTGACCTTCTTAAAAGTGTAAGTTTAAAGGTTGAGTTAAGTGCTATAGACCAGAGTTTAATAAGCTCTTTACACGCGAACACGACGGGTATAGGATACAATGAATCTATAGGTCACGCCATGATTGAATATGCCGAACTTATAATTGGTGGTGAAATCATTCAACGTATACCGAGCGATTTTTTCTCTATTTATTCAGAAAACTACGTTACGCAAACGAAACAACATAATTTAGAAAAACTCGTGGGTAAACCACCTTTAGAGTTTTCCGGTACACCGGTAATGAAAACGGTTATAGGTCACTATGACGGTAACGCTCTTACCGATAAGAAATATTTTATAGATATACCCTTCTATTTTTATAATAGTCCCGAACTTGCCATACCGGTTTATGCTATAAAACAACAAGAAATAGAAGTATCTATAAAGTTTAGAAATGTAGAAGACTGTATTCATTCCATTAGGTCGGATATACCTTATAATAACTACGTCATGTATACCGGTCTTAAACCGAAAAAATTGATAAAGAGTGCTAAGATAACACTGGAAATGGTTTCGTTAACAAATCATGAAAAAGAAGAAAACTTACAAAAGGATTATATAATAACACAAATTCAAGAAAATGTTTTTAATATAAATAAAAATACGAATAACGATCCAGTCAGTTATGTGTTTGATTTAAAATTTGTAAACCCCGTAAAAGAACTTTTCTTTTTAATACAGGGTAAAAGAAAAACCGTAAATGAGTTTTTTACCACATCGTTTGATTACGATAATTCTTCTAGAGATTTAAACAGTGAATACATAACGTACGAACATTTGAAAAGTATGGAACTTAAACTCGACGATTCTGAAATTTTAAACGAAAAAACGGGTAGTATAATAAACTTACGAGCGGTTCAAAGTGGTATACACCACACAAGAACGCAATTGTTCAGGAGGTACTATTCGTATAGTTTTGCACTTGAACCTGAAAGGTGGTACCCCACGGGACAGAGAAACTTTAGCTTAATAAAAAATCAAACACTTAAAGTAAACTTAAATAGTGAACAGGAAACTGATAGAGAACTTAGAGTTTTGGCGCATAGTTATAATATACTCCGTGTTGAAAACGGTATTGCTAAAACACTGTTTAACGTATAATATAATGAATCAACAAGAAAAAGACGCGGAACAGACAATCGCAGAAAATGTTCAAAATACAGTTTTTGATATTATGTTACCGGTCATAGAAAAGTCCGTGATACTTGCGGGTGAATATGCCAAGGCGTGTG